ACAACATCTTATCTTTGTGTCTTCCATAAGTTTGTCCACTATAAACCAAGATTCCTGGTATCTTATTATCAGTTCTGTATTTTGAAGTATACAATACATCATCCTCTCCAATCGTATCACCAGCCAATATTTTCTTTTCAATAGGATTTATTATTGTGGAATTAATAGTAGTTGTTTCACTATAATTTCTATCTGATGGTTCGAATAGCATAATTGTTATATTATAATCCCTTTAAACATATTAAACGTTTTTAGGTAAATTATGTATTATTCCCAAGATAATCAAGATAAAATGCTGAACGAACATATTTTTTTAAATTACAAAAAAGGGGTCTTTGTTGATGTAGGAGCTCATAATGGAATTAGTATAAATAATACTTTGTTTTTTGAAAAAGAGAATGGTTGGGATGGAATTAATATCGAACCTATACCAAACGTGTATAAAGATTTATGTATTAATAGGCCAAAATGTATTAATATTAATTGTGCCGTTTCAAATCAAAATGGTGTTGTAAAATTTATTAATAATATTGGTGCTACCGAAATGATATCGGGCATCAAAGATACATATGATTTTCGTCATATGGATAGATTAAATTATGAGAATACTAAATTTGGTGGTGAAACTAAAATAATTGATGTAAATACAAAAAAACTTTCAACTATTTTAGAAGAACATAATATACAACATATTAATTATTTATCTATTGATGTAGAAGGAGGTGAATTTGAAGTAATAAAATCCATTAATTTTGATGATGTATTTATAGATGTTATTGGATTTGAAAATAATTATCATGATACATCAATTCCTATCATTCAATACTTAGAAAATAAAAACTATAAGGTTTTTTACAAGAGTTTAGATATATTCATGATAAATTTGAATTCCAATTTTATTAAAAATATAAAAAACAAATGATATAATACGCGTTATTTTATCACCATATTAATATGATTAACATTCGCAATAATCACATTAATGAGTTTGGTGCGTTGGTTTTATTCGCCGCCTATTACTATGTATTTTCTATAGATACCAATAACGAATCTTATATTAAATCTAAGTATTGGTTGGGATTGAATATAAAAAGCATCTATGCGCTGATTCCTCTACAAATTATATCAGCGATTGGATTCGTGGTATGGATGATTAGTGTTCGTAATAATCCACCAAAAAAGGGGTTATTAAGCTATAAGTTTTTAAATAATCCAATGTATGAAGTTTTGGTTTTATTACTCGTTGTTGGCGCCATTATGTGGCCGCTAACGCTGTTACAAAACAATATATTAGGAAACAAAACATTATTCAAAACGATAATATGTTGTTTTAGTTTATTAATTTGTTCGGTCGCAGGAATACTAATGCAGGCGGGCAGCTACGAAGGCAATATATCAGCAGCAGCAATAATCGGCATTACTTTATTTAATTCTACGGTTGTTTTAGGTGACGGTATCGGTTGGTCTTCCAGACTAATACATCAAACGTTGTATTCCTAATCAATCTCTTCAATCTTAGGCTCATCTTCCGGAACTTCCGGAACATCAGGCATACCGCCCGCCATATCGGGCATTCCGGGCATATCGGGCATTCCACCCATTCCGCCCATATTCTGTTTCATCATTTCGTCGAAAATTGGCTTGGCGAGCTCCTCAAGCTCCTTATATCTATCATCATACTCACTTGGTTCGTCGTGTTCGTCGTTCATCCATGTCTTTAACTCATCAATCTTACTCTGAATCGGTTCCTTGGCTTCATCGGGAACCTTCATCTTCTCGTCATTTAGCATACCCTCAGTAGAATATAAATAGGTCTCTAGCTTATTCTTGGCCTCCATCAATTTTAGCACCTTCGCGTCCTCGTCCTTAAACTTCTCCGCATCCGCGACCATCTTCTCGATATCGTCTGCGCTCAGACGCCCCTTGTCGTTTGTGATCGTGATCTTCTCCTCCTTGCCTGTAGACTTTTCAACCGCCGATACATTAAGAATGCCGTCGGCATCCACATCAAAGGTTACGTCCACCTGAGGTTGTCCGCGGGGCATAGGCGGAATTCCCTCGAGAGTAAACTTGCCGAGCGAATTACAATCCTGTGTCTTGGCGCGCTCACCCTCATATACCTGAATCAGAACCCCTGGCTGGTTATCGGAGTAGGTAGAAAATGTCTGGCTCTTCTTCGTTGGAATCGATGAATTTCGCTTGATAAGCGGGGTCATTACACCTCCAGCGGTCTCCAGTCCAAGCGAGAGCGGAGCAACATCAAGTAGCAGTACATCTTGTAGCGCCTCCGACTTGTTGTTACCGCTAAGAATTGCTGCCTGAACCGTAGCACCATAGGCCACCGCCTCGTCCGGATTAATTGACTTACACAGCTCCTTGCCACCAAAGAAGTCACTCAGCATCTTTTGGACCTTAGGGATGCGCGTAGACCCTCCAACCATGACAATCTCGTGAACCTGACCCTTCGACATCTTGGCATCGCGAAGGACCTTTTCAACCGGCTCCATACACTTCTTGAAATAGTCCATATTCATATCCTCAAAGCGCGCGCGAGTAATCGTCGTGTTAAAATCGGTTCCTTCAAAAAGCGAATCTATCTCCAGATGCGCCTGCGTTGCCGAAGACAGCGTTCGCTTTGCTCGCTCACACGCAGTTCGCAGCCTCCGCATCGACCGCGCGTTGTCGGTAATATCAAGCTTACACTTTCGCTTGAACTCTTGAGCAAAATGAGTTACCATACGATTGTCAAAGTCTTCGCCGCCCAGATGAGTATCGCCCGCAGTGGCCTTTACTTCGAAAATTCCCTCCTCAATCGTAAGAAGCGACACATCAAACGTTCCACCACCAAGGTCAAAAATCAGAACATTCTTCTCATCCTCTTCCTTCTTGTCGAGTCCATACGCAATTGCGGCGGCAGTCGGCTCATTGATAATACGCAGCACGTTCATACCAGCAATCGCGCCCGCGTCTTTGGTGGCCTGTCGCTGCGCGTCGTTGAAATAGGCCGGAACCGTAATGACCGCATTCTTCACATCCTTCCCAATATAAGCCTCGGCGATCTCCTTCATCTTAATAAGAACCATGGAGGAAATCTCCTCAGGAGTAAATGACTTTAGCTCCTCCTTATAAGTCACCTTAATTAGTGGTTTGTCATCAGAATCCGGTTCTACGACAAACGGCCAATGCTTCATGTCCGATTTTACAGCCTCGTCGGAAACCTTACGTCCAACGAGACGCTTAGCATCAAAAATCGTATTCGTTGGATTTACCGATACTTGGTTTTTAGCAGCGTCGCCAATAAGACGCTCCTTGTCATTAAATGCCACGTAAGACGGAGTGGTGCGGTTTCCTTGATCGTTCGCGATGATTTCAACACGGTCATTTTGCCAGATGCCTACACACGAATAAGTGGTTCCTAAATCAATTCCAATCGATTCTCCTTCTACACTCATAATAAGTTATACTGTAATCATTCTTTTATATTAATTAATTTATATATGTTTGCTGTATATGATTATACGCGTTACGAGTCCCACTCAATAGTAACCGTTACGTTGAATTCGCAAGTAGAAAACGACAAAGATTTTGACGATTTTTTATTGCAATGGGTGAGCCTGTATAATAAAAAAAGAATGTTCACGTTCATTTTCGATACAAGCAATGTTGGATACATCCCTCTAATATACAGTTTAAGAATGTCAGCCTTTATTGGTAATCTAAAAACACAAAAACACCAGTTTCTAGATAAAAGCATAATACTGATAAATAGTAATATTGTCAAACATATGCTGGAATTTATATTTATGGTTCAAGCCCCCATTGCACCTGTATACATTACGAATAACATCGACGAAATAGATATGATAGTGTGTGACAAACCTACCAGCGCTACTATTATTTTACCTCACAAATCAATGTTTTAATTCGGAATCTAATTTATAATATCATTTTAATTTATAATATCATTTAAATTTATAATGTATTACCCTATGAAATTAGAACATTTTAATAAAAATTACATAAATCATATCGATATAGACGATGACCTGGTCCAAAGTATTCTCATTGAAAATATTTTAGAGTGTCCATATTCGACGTTCCCCTATATGTTCGGGAAAAATTCAAAGGAATCACAAGAACTTTATGGGTGTGGCAATTGCGTTGCTATGTCAATCAATTTACAAAAGCTATTGAAAAAACACAAGATTAAATCATACTTAATACCAGCTACAATACCAGAAATGTATTACTCGCCAGACTTCCTAGACGTTAGCCATGTTGCCGTTGTTATATTAATAAATGACCACGAACTTATGATTATAGACCCAGCCTTTTACTTTTTGGAACCAATGAAAATAAATATTCATAACAATGAAACCAAAGGAATACGCTGGAAGAATGTATACAAGGGTGATAATGAAAACATTAGTTATAAATTAACTACTCTTGTCGAGGGCAAAACATTCAACGAATATCAAACAATACCTAAAAATACATATGCGGTTGAAACGTTCAGAGAGACAACTCCGCACGATAATTGGCACTATTTCCTTATTGAAATATTGAACCCCGATAACGCAATCAGCTCATTCAATCTGACAAGCAAAAAATACCCATTTATGGCGTCTCTTGATGACAATCTTGACCTCAACCTATTTATTAAATTTTTAGATACACAAAACGTAAGGATAAAACACAGAGACAATGAATTATATTCGGGTGATTATAACCACATTCCAGAGGATGTTATAAAAATAATATCTCCAAATATGACAAAACATTTTGGAGAATCATATTCTGACTTCTTTAAACTTCCATCAAACGCGGCAACCAAGATATACAAACTTCGTGATAATAAACGGAAATGTAAAACCAAAAAACAAAAGAAGTCAAAAACAAAAAAACGACACCAGAAAAAACTGAAGTTTAATAGAAATCTAAGTTACATATAAACACACATTAATATGATTATATATGCCATATATAATCATTTGTCTCTCGTTCCCAATTATTATGTTACTTATTTCTGTGAGAATGTTAACACCATCACACTTATTTAACACTCAATCTAAGGCATATAAAGTAAATAGTTTCGTTTAATCCATTTTACAATATTTTCATTCGGTTCACCATCCCGAAGTGCTATGTTTTGGTATCCTTCAACGCCCACGGGTGGTTCTTTCACATCCATTTTTACCCCTGTAATTTTTGCTTTCTTATCAACAAAGGTCTTTTGTTTAAGAATATCAACGACTAAATCAGAATCACTCTTCTTTGGAGGACTCGTTTTTACTATTCGATTCGTCGAGGTCGCTCGTGCTATCTGTCTCCACATTTATGTTAGTATCTTTTATTATATTTAAATAGGGATTTCTTTTAATGTTTTGACTCTGTAATAAAGCAAGAAGCTTGTGGTGAGATATTGATAATAAACTCATATATGTATGGTATTTATAACAAGCCACTACAGAATTGTCTGAATATTCTATACTATACCACCAATAAGGAGGTATATAAACCAATTGACCAACGGTCAAATCTATTTCTAAACACTTTATCTTATCCAAATCTGACTTGTGCTCTTCCGATGCGGCCCATGGATTTATTTCACTTCTAAATTCATAATTATCATAGTCTTTTACTTCGTGCATAAATTTGGAATATTTAGGTGGTGCCATTTTTATTTTTATAGTTCCGCTCATCACATTGAAATAACTTCTGTAATGTAGATTATACCGAAACGGTGTGGTTGCTCTCGCTGACCCTGTCATCAGGTCATACTCTCGCGAGACCGTCATATACGGTTTAATTAGCGAATCATTATATTTGAACTGCTTATCCAGGCCAGTTTCTTCTAAAAAATCGGCATTTCTCTCTGTTATGTATTTACCTTCTTTGTCGCCTTGTAATACATTCTGTAAGTCGCTTAGTTTCAGTGGAATATACAACTCCTCTTCGTCGGATATGTCTCTCTTTACATTTCTTATTTTAAAGTCAAACGATGAATACTTTTCAATAAGCTCCTTCATATCACAATCGTTTTGAATCGTGTCATCATAATAATTAAAAATAACGGGCTGTCGTATTCCGCATATTTCCTCTAATTTATCCTTGTCAGATGTTTCACATTCATATACTTCCAAATCATTGCTTGTTTTAATGTGGAAAAAAATATGAAGATATAAAAATAATACAATTACGAATATTAACATTATCAACAGAAATTTCATAGTTACTTTTAATAAATACTTTTAATTTGGTATAATTACTCATCTAACTTTGGCGCAAGATAAAACACCACATAACTTTCTTCCTCTAATTTAAATCGGGCTTCCATAGGACGACTCTTATGAAATGCCATAATACATTGCTTATTTAATTTACCAAATAAACACATCATAGATATGTGTCGCAAGTTATATGCCTGTTTCAATTCATAATCCTCTTGAATCGCGTATTCAATAAAATCATCTAAATTAATATTCACTTTCATAGTTCCATCGGCGCCAGATGCTAAAAACATAACCTGTGTCTCTGTAAATCGTAGGACCAATTTATCGTGGAAAATTTGAAGTTGTGCCACTAATTCGCAAAATTGCTTACTTTCCATTATAATATCTACTTCACTTTCCTCATTTGTGATTTCTAACATTTCATGGTCAATATCCATCAATGGGATTTCGAAATATTTATCCAATACTTCATTATTTTCACTAAATGATACGAACAAATTTTCCATATTCTCATCAACATTCATCTCAACCTCTTGCTTATCTTGATATATTCCAAGTATTTTTTGGATTATTTGCGTGCTCACTCCGAACGACGTTGTTTCGTCTTCTAAATTATATTCATAACTATCAAACCACGAAGCTGTTAATTTAGCTTCAAAACAGCTGGACTGACTTGAATCCATACCTTGCATAAACAATCCACTTTTACTTGCGTGCAAAATAACGTGCTCTGAAAACGCTTTTAAGTTTTGAAACAATATGATGAATTGCGTGATCCGCTCCTTATTCTTTAGCTGTAGCTTCATTTTATTTATTATAATAATACTTTTAATATTATAATCAATTTTATTACTTTAAATACTAAACGGAATCACCATCAGATTCGCCGTCCACTACACAGGGTAAACAGACATATATAATATCGTCTGAAGTATCGTCTGTTGTAACATCAAATGTAATATATGACGACCCGGTTATTACCATTCCACAAGAATCGCATCGTTTACGCTTACGAACTACCCGCCTCTCTTTTTTTTGTTTTTCTTTCCTATTTCGTATACGTCTTTGTCTAATTTTATCATCATCGCTATCATATACATAGGACAAATCTGTTTGTTTTACCATCACAGCGTGTTCAGTCATAATTATAATATACAACCATTCTTATATTGTTTGAATTAAAATGTTTCGCCACCTATAACGGTAGTCTCGTCTTGCGCTGCCGTCTCGTCTTGCGCTGCCGTCTCGTCTTGCGATGCCGTCTCGTCTTGCGCTGCCGTCTCGTCTTGCGCTGCCGTCTCGTCTTGCGCTGCCGTCTCGTCTTCTACCATATTATCACTAGACGAGTGTATCTCCATTTTAATATTTGCTAACTCAAGACTCACTTTAATGGAATGAGCTTGAACATTCATAATTATATCTTTAAGTTCCTTGATTTGTTCAGCATACTCATTTAGTTGGTTATTAGTATCAACTAAACCACTAGGTTTCTTAACACTATCTATGTTTAGAAGTCCCTCTACATTATCTAGTCTATCTATGATACTACTATCTACATCGGCATCATCAGTAATATTTAGGACGGTATTTATGCGTTCTTGGCGCTTATAGAGCAGGTCTAGCTTATTATGGTGCTGGTTAAGAATTTGTAAGGGTGTTAATTGGACCGCCGATGATTTTACATTATCACTGCGAGGTTGAGGTTGAGATTGAGGAGTGACCTCACTTCCACCCCGTCGTCGCTTAGCTGCCGATAATGCTGCACTTCCACTCATTGTTAATTAATAATATCTTCTTTCTAAATTATTTCCGCATATCCATTGTTATTTGCGAGTGACAGTTATAATCAATCAATTCAAAATCATCTATTACATAATCCTCGATATTTTCAGGCTTCCTTTTAATATTAATCACCGGGAACTTATATGGTTTCCTATCTAGTTGTAATTTAACCGATTCAATATGGTCATCGTATATATGGCAATTCCCTAAATGATAGTTGAACTCGCTAGCAACGAGCCCACATTGATGCGCAATAATATGCGTAAGCATACTGTATGATGCGATGTTAAACGGAACACCTAATCCCACGTCACCGCTCCGCTGATATAAACTACACGATAATTTGTCGCCTGGTAATACATTAAACTGGACCAATACATGGCAAGGTGGCAGCGCCATCTCCGCCAGTTGACACGGATTCCACGCAGACATAATTAGACGTCGCGAATATCGTTTAACTGGGTCCTTTAGAGAATTGATAATATATTTCAGTTGGTCTACACCTTGATTGTTGTAATCGTCCTTACAACTTTTATATGTAGCATTAAAATGTCTCCATTGATGACCATATACGGGACCAAGGTCATCCTCTTCGCGCTCAACCATTCCAATACTGTCAAGGTATTCTCGCGAAGCATTCCCGTTCCAAATTTTAACATTTTGCTCTTTTAGTAGGGTATTATCGGTTGAACCACTAATAAACCAGAGCAACTCCTTCATACACGTCTTCCAAGCCACCTTCTTACTGGTAAGCACTGGGAGAGCGTTTCCTTCCAATGTAAAATGCATTGCGCTTCCAAAAACGGTCAATGCGTTACCATTGCGACCATTCACCATACTACCCTCTCGCAATATATCCTGAATCAAGTTAAGATATTGGTTTTCTTCATGATACACATTATCTCCGTCGTATTTGCGAATCTTTAGATTATTTAGCGCGGTTTTCAACATAATACTAATATTAGTAATAATATTTTTAATTTCTTTTTATAAAACATATGGATAAACTCTCCGAAACTATAAAAGAAAGCCCCAATGATGCTACATCATTTATCAACCACGTATTTAATTTTGATGACGCAAACAAGGGTGAAATGTTTAATATGTTTCAATATGGATTAATGGCAATAATTCCTATCTTAATTATTCTTAAAGCTGTGAAACATCTTATTCCAGAAGAGGACGATAGTAAGGGTAGTTTAGAAATATTATTAGAATCAACTGGGCAGATAATATTACTTCTAGGATTAATTTGGTTCTCTGATAAAATAATTCGCTTTGTCCCCACTTACAGTGGAAGCGAATATCACAAGTTCTATCCCACAAACTTCCTACTACCGTTTATTCTAATATTGGCAACAATGCAAACCAAATTTGGCGCCAAACTCAACATACTACTAGAGAGAAGTATGGACCTGTGGAACGGAACAACCTCGTCGGGCTCCGAAACAGCAAATATTAAGGTAAAACAACCCATTGTTAACCAGCACCAACCAAGCCAAGCCGACCACATCAATACCGCCAGTATTCTTCCGAACGACCGGTCGCTGACCACAATGCCTCAGCAGCAGCAGCAGCAACAGCAGCAGCAGCAGCAAGGGAACGTGGATTTCAACAATATGTATGCCGATACTCAAACTCCTCTCGAAAATGCCAACATCCCTACAATGGAACCTATGGCCGCGAACGACATGGGTGGTGGTGGCTTCACTAGCTGGTAAATATCATATTAAATACATTTAAATAATCATTTATATTTACACGTATGAAGTCTTATAATATTATTAACACTCTATTAGCTACATTTATAATGTATAATGTAGTAGGGGGTAAAACTTACAACGTTCATTATTCGGCAGTTGCCCCAAGTTCATATATATGTTTGTGTATTCCATCATATATTGTAAAAAAATCAACATCGCTCAATAATGCTACAGACTGGGACGGCGAATGTAGTAACGAGCAAATATGTTTCTGGAACGAAAATGAAGTTATTATTAAATATTGGTACTCACCTAATAATTAAACTACTATATAATATGAAGATACAGTTTATAATCATATTATTACAAATACAATCCGCATTAGCTTTTATTTCGTATGCGTCATTGAATAGTGTTAGTCAATTTACTAACACCAATAAAAATAACAAAATTATTTCGATCGCGCCTGCCGGTTTAGGTGGCTTTTATCTTCTAGGAATTATAAGCTATATTAAACAAAATTACGATACAACAGATTACACAATAATTGGAGCATCTGCGGGGGCGTGGGCATCACTGCCCATGATTTATAATGGAAATATTAACACACTCGTTGATGACATAATGACTAATTATTCACAGTCATATTTAAATATTCAAGACTCCGACACTTCTAACGCGCGCACACTATTCGATATTCAATACTCACTAAAACAACTATTATTATCAGGTTATAAGACCACCGACTTTGATTTATCGCGACTAAACATAGCAACATCAGTTTTAAATATAAACGGTCTAAAACATATAATAATTAACAATATACACGATATAGAAGAGGCTATCACATATTGTTTCGCAAGCTCACATATTCCATTTGTAACTGGGAACGCTCTATGTAAGATTGACGATGCGTTATTTTTTGATGGTGGATTATTCGAATTTCCACCATCATCGATACATACTTATTTCACAATATCATCCGATATGTGGGGTTACCATATACGTGATATATTCACGCTAAAAAAATATTCAAAAGATGGTCTTATAGAACTATACAACAAGGGGTATGAAGACACAAAGCAAAACAAATATATATTAGATCAATACTTCTCAGATATCTAATTTTTCATATCATTATGTTTTTCAATATATACGATATATCTATTTGAAATAATCATGGGTAAACATATAAAATATAAAACTATTGCGGAAAATATGATATATTTCGTAATCACGTTAAATATAAACTCGTTATTATCCATAATATATCTACCGAAATATAGCGTTACTATGTTAAATGATACGCTGATAATTTGAATGAAAACAACCATAACTAGGTATTTGATATCGTCCATACGATTCGCCATTATTTATAAAACAATATAGTTATCACTTATAACTATTCAACTTTTTACAATTCTCCAGTAATTTCCTTATGAACAATTGTCTCTTTCGCAATACTCTTAATTATTTTATTTTCATTTGGCAGACCATTGACGTCTGCCATTACCGAGCGAATCAACTTGATATACTCGTCTTTACCTGTTTCTGTAGCAAACCATGCTGGGTTGCTCTCTTCCCACTCAGTTATTGCTTTTCTTTGTTTGGTTGCGACATCACTTATTGCCTCTTTTAATTTATGCTTCCCTATATCACGTTCCCATTCATTGTTATCCTTTATATAAAGCGTTTCTCGTTTCATATCAGTGCAATGTATTGGTCGCTTATATGTATCCAATTGTTTCAACCCATTTAAAAATATTGAACTTACTCCCTCAATCAAACCATTATTCTTTGTAAATTGAAGATCTTCAATTTGTATCGAAAGTGAATTTATAAAATCAGTCATATTAATAGCCTCTCTACAATTCTCATTGAGGAATAAATTAATATTGAATTTATTGTTGTTATTATTTCCCAATCGTGGTATCATATCCTGAATAATCTTATTCTGTTGTTTTAATTGGTCAAATAGCTCATCTTTCATTTTAGCATCCTTATCAAAATCCATTAACATCTTTTGCATAAATGATGTTAACGAGTTCTCATCCTTTTCAAAACCTTGAAATTGTGGCATACTGTGTGTATCTGAATCGTTTGGAAAACATTTTTTTCTGTGCCTCCACAATCCAGACCGCTGCTTATAGGTCTTAAAACAAACGTCGCAAACGAAATTTTCGGTTATTTCTGGAGGCGTTGCCTGGCGTTGCCGATTATGCTTTTGGGTTGCGCAGTGTTGGTCCCATAGATATTTTTTAGAGCATTTATAGTCGCATTTTTTACAGTGAAATTCAGGAGCATATTTTTTCATATTTTTGGTTGCTAAATATGCCATATATAGGCAACAGAAAATATGCTTAAGTTTTTTCAATTATTTTATTGTAAAAAAAGTATGGTAAGCGACCATAAATTAAATATTAGGTGGATACATCATTATGCTCTGGTTGTGTTTTTGAAAAAAATAAATTTTTTTTTTTTCAATTCTCATTTGTTAAAATGGAAATTGGACATTTATAAATGTCCATTTTCGGAAAATCCATTTGAGAATTGAAAAAAAAAAAAATTAATTTTTTTCAAAAAAGAATCATATATTTTAAACATATTATTCAATATATTATTAATATCACACATATAATCGTATAAGATAGAATATAAATAATATAAAATTTTATTTATAGTCTTATAGTAATGGCCGAAGGATTTGACGTGGAACTATTGATGAAATCTCTAGAACGCGAGGAAAATGATTGTCTAATGAATTTAGATACGGCAAAAATACAGCAAATAAACAATGACATGCTACAGAAGTTGAGATTACCAAGAGAGAAATTGAAGAAAATGAACAAAACACTAAAACAATACAGATTTATAGACGAGATACCAGATATTAAATACGGGGCATATGTCAGATGGATAAACCTCAACACGTCAGACTTCAAATTAACAAACGGAGGAATTATTTGTGATATTAAAATAGTAAAGGACGATGTTATGATTGTTTGTAGAAATACTATGGGTCGTTTTTTTCAGTTCAAATTAAACGAATGTTTAGCTTTTCAAAAAATCACAGACCAAGAGAAGGTGCTTCTCTCCGCATTAGACTATTTAAAAACATAAACTAGCGCTTTTTCGCAATCCGTTTCTTACGAGTCGCTCGTTTTTTATACCTTGCTAAATTTTTATTAGTCCCTTTCTTAGGTATAAATCGGGGGCGTTTTTTACAACGAAATCCAAAACTTTTAACATTCTTATTATGTAATACGCTCTTTTTACAAACAGCAATTGCATTCTGTTCCTTTTTTAAAAGAGGTGTTATTTTTTTGATACATTTACAGAGTTTGTTTGACAATATGTCTTCTGCTAATAATTTTATCTCGGTTTTCCCCATTGCTGCAACATTTATTTTATAAAATTTCATAATATTTAAATAATCTTTTTGTGATAAAGACATCACTACTATATATATAATTTTATATAAATTATTGTATTCATATATTATATATTCTACCCATATGTCAACGAATAACATTGTCGTATTTGACCTCGATGAAACATTGGGTAATTTTACACAATTAAGTATATTCTGGGAAGCATTAAATAAATTTCATAAATCCACTCTATCAGAAGACTATTTTTTTAAATTATTAGATACGTTTCCTGAATATTTGCGCCCTAATATTTATAACATATTGAAATATCTACTCAAACAAAAACGCAATAACAAATGCGATAACATAATGATATATACTAATAATCAAGGAAACAAAAAGTGGGTAACAATGATTACTAGGTATTTTGATACTAGATTAAATCAACAAACATTCGACAAAATAATATCAGCGTTTAAGGTAAGAGGCAAACAAGTGGAGCTATGTAGAACAACACACGATAAGAGCGTTAGCGACTTATTTCGTTGTACAAAAATACCCGAAAATACACAGATATGCTTTATAGACGATCAACTACACCCATTAATGAAACACGATAATGTATACTATATTAACGTGAAACCATATAACTATTCAATAGACTTTAAAACAATGGCAGAAACCTATTTTACGCACAATATTAAAACTGGCGACAAAAGAGAGTTCGTCCATTTTATGACTACGCACATGAATAAGAGCGGCTATGTATCAGAGTCAATAAACACAGACGAACATAATGTAGATAAAGTAATAAGCAAACAATTATTAATTCATCTCAAAGATTTTTTCGGTTCAAAGAATAAAACAAAGCGTAAAAAGCGTGCCAGAAAAAACAGAACGGCAAAACTATAATAATTATATGTTCGACGGTAGAGGAATCCTGGTATATCTCGAGACAATATCGATTAATGAGGTTGTTAACAACAAAAATACCCCCGCAGTGAACGCAATGTTTCTATCAAATATTATATCCTTCTTAGATATCTTCTGGTTATTTGTAAACGGGTTAAATCTAATAATTAGAAATATACCTACATAATATCTCAAAAATGAACGTAAATAGATAATATAAGCAGGCGTTATGGTATAAATACCACTAATAGATAGAGCAAATAAAAAATATGAAAGGTATAGACTTACAACGAAAACATTTTGATACAATTTATTCCCCATATGATATTAATAATATTTTTTTTAAATAATATTAATCACGTGTAAATTCAACATGTTTATAACAACAACGCATACAGCCCATACAAATCCCTCCAGGGATAAATATAAATAACACTTCGGCTACATTCATATTATCAAGATAATTCGAATGTAGCATATTCATAATGAACGCACCCAATTGCCAAGTAATACCCAATAATATGAATAGTTTAATAATTACTTTGACTCGTTCACATAATTTGTTAGGACATGACATTATCATATCATCAGTAGATTCATCATTTGATTCATCATTTGATTCATCAACAGCATCAACCAATAAAGGTGTTTTATACCATTTTTCTTGACGACACAATGGACAATTCGCTAATAATCCATTCTCTAACATTGAAATATAGCAGTTTGAACATACATTACCGTCTTTACATACATAACAAGAAATATACGTATGCTCAGTGTTTATATTTTCCATACACACACAACATATTATAGCTTCTTTCTCTGTTTCACTAGATATAACTGGAGTATTTGCCATTGTTGTTATTATATTTAACCGCAGCTTATCAAAATCAATTTTAGACATTGTTATATATATCCAATGTTCTAGCGCTACAATCGTCGGTATCAACATATTTTGGCATCCAAAAGTAAGGAATACAATTTTCGGTATTCGGATACAAATCCTCATATATCTTACGATAATACATTTGTTCCTTAGTTTTTGGTGGATTGTGAACCCATTTTTTATCCGCGGTAATATCCATCATCGCCAGCTTAGCCTTAATAATCTCAAACCAAGAACCGTCCTTTCCCGAGACTCCGTCGCTAAACGCTTCTTTGGTTCTCCATACGATATTGTGCGGTAATAACTCGGGGTATACATGCGTGACCGCCTCTCGCAACAACTGTTTTTCGCATACATTATTAGATATCTTAGACGTCATTGGATTTCGTAGGTTAATCGGCAGACTGAGGTAATAATTAACGAACGTTCTGTCTAAAAATGGGGTTCTCGGTTCTAATCCATGCCGTGATATGCACCTATCCGAGCGAAGAACATCAAACATGTGTATGTTCTCTAGGAGATTGCGACATTCGCTATCAAATTCAATAGACGACGGAGTTTTCAAAAAATACAAATATCCCCCAGTCAGCTCATCGCTACCATCACCATTAAAGACAACCTTGGCGTCGGTCTCATTGGATATATATTTTCCAATAAGATAATTTCCAACACTGGCTCTTACCGTGGTAGTATCGTAACTTTCAATGTTTTCAATTACCTCGGGTATAGCATCGAACATTTCGGCACTAGTCACTTCGATTTCGGTATGAGTCGTATCTAAATATTCAGCAACCTGTTTCGCCTTATTCAAGTCCTCCGAACCCTTCATACCAATACTGAACGTTCGCAACTCGCCGTTATAATGTTTTTTAACCAGCGCAGTTATTAGGCTGCTGTCCAATCCACCCGACAATAAACAAACAATCGGTCTCTCGCACGTTCCAACAATTCGCTTTATGACGGCCTGCTCTAAGTGTAAAATAATGGTGTGAAATATACTGGTCAAGTCATTATGATAATTGAAATTAATCATTGTCGCCGGAAAATTGGTGGATATATAACGTTTATTTTGTAAAACTGGTTTCCATTCAGCATTGACCTTAAATTCTATAGTATATTCTGAAAATGTTCCTGGTGAGAATGGTTTTATAGAATATGGTCTCACGATAGAGTAATTACATTTAGATATATTATTCAACTCTGTATATGAGTTATTCCATACTAGTGGGTTTTTACCCGTTAAAAATGGATACAGAGCCTTCATTTCCGAAGCAAACCCTACTATATTCTCACGTGTTATATTCGTATCATTGATATGATTTACCAGGGTATCGTTAACATTATCCCTCTCGAAAACAAATAGAGGCCTAACTCCAAATGGATCTCTGGCTACGAATACTTTAGGGTCGTGAACGACACTCCTGTTATCGAATAATATAAATGAGAATACCCCGTCTAACATGCGAAGCGTTTGGCGAATACCAAAACGAATGTAAAGGTGGATAATAATTTCGCAGTCGGAATCGGTCTCGGAGACAATGTCATAGCTGGAATATAATTCACTGTATAACGACTTGTAGTTGTATATCTCTCCGTTACATATTAACGTAACACCATTAATGGTCATTGGCTGACTCGAATCATCGTTTAGACCGTTGATGGCGAGCCGTTTAAAACCAAGGTATAATTTGTCACTGTAATAAATCTCTTTCGAATCTTCGGGTCCCCTAGCAGTTAATTTATCAAAGGCCTCTGTTATATAATCCTTTTTAAAAGTCGTCTTATTGTTTAAGAGGGCCAATATTCCACACATTTATTTAGTATGGTGGTTTCTTTTTATATATATAAATAAATCTCTAATGATATTATATTATGCAAAAACACCCAGTATATATCAAACATATAGAGCGTGTTGAAGATTTAAACAATCGTATATTCAGTCGTAATATTCCGTCTAGAGAGATTCAATCATGTATTAATACTCGGCCGGTTTCCACAAAATATTCGGTTATGCCAATTATGGATATTAGACAAGAGACGACAGTCGAATTAAAACAATCCAACCCACACAATGTGAGCGAAACATTCAATCCGGGTTCGGCAAAGGGTCCGTGGAGCGGATTTTCGTCTAACATTAACAACGAATCTGTTTTGCGGAATCAGTTTTTCGCTCTACAAAATTGTGAAAAGTCCGTCTACGTTCCATCATCTACGAGCGACCTTTATGAAGTAAATGTTGGGGGTAGAAACGAGGTTCAACCATTTACAGACTTATTTAGAAAGCCTGATTTAGGGTCATTTAATCCGAACATATACAACGTTGGTAATAATTTTTTCGCAAATAACACTAGACAGCAAATGAAAGATGTTTAAATAATTATATTTTTTTAAATGTAACTATTTAATGGAGACGGTTAACAAGGATATTCTTAAATATTTTTCTAATCCATCATATCAGACAAATAAGGATTCTGACATCGCGGAAATAAATCCAGATGACAAAAAGTTTTATAGAAAACGTGTATTGGCAATGGGTAAGGAGATTTACGCAGACAAACATTATAACGATATTCTTAACAAGGCGTTTGACAATTTTATTTCTTTAGCAATTAACCATTGTCAAATGATTGATAAGCGGGATTTGTTACAAGAAGACTACCCAGATGTGATAGTCAAAGCGACAAACCACTCAGACGTTAATAATTTTGACATGGATGCTATGAACAACAATGTGATGCGACATAATAAACCAAAGGATAAGACTTTAGACGGCTTCGTAACGGTAACTAACACAACAACCGATAATAAATTCATACCAACACAGCGTAAAGTTAATTTAAAGCAGGATAAGTTTAAAACCAAAGGTATTAAACCAAAGGCGGTTAAACCAAAGACGATTGAGTCAAAGACGATTGAGCCAAAGACGATTGAGCCAAAGACGGTTAAGCCAAATGCGGTTAAGTCAAATGCGGTTAAGCCAAATGCGGTTAAGCCAAATGAAATTTAAAAAGAATAAAAATGTATGATTAATTTATTATGGGCACACAAAGACGGAATCATAGAAGGTATAAACACGAATTAAAGAAACTTGCCCAGCACAAGGATAAAGCTCGCCATATTAAAAAGACTAAGAAACTCAAAAAAGTAACGTGTGGTCCGTCAAGTAAAAATAATTACACATGCTACAACGACGAATCGCTACATAAATTAAAAGGTCTTTGGAACCAGAGACACCCAGACGATAAAATTGTAACCGATAATGAACGCGATATATGGGGCGATTTAAAAGACAAAATGAGCGACGTATGTAACAATGAACAATGTTGGTTAAAACAAAAATTTGCAGAGCACAAGTTAACCCCCGATTTGACTACATACACATTTGCCCCAAAAGCTCCGAAAAAATGGATTAAAAACCCTCGCGAATGGCTCAACAGCACCGATATTAATAATGTAATGAAACAATACGAAAACGAATACGATGATTTTGAGTTTATTGGACCATCCCCGATTGATTTCGATAGTAAAGATGATGACTCTTGTGTATGGCCCGATATTTGTAGTTTCAAATTAAGCGACAAGGTTCGCGCCAATAAGAAAAAAATAGGGTTTATATTTAATCTTGACCCGCATTATAAGGGTGGTTCGCATTGGTTTACCATTTTTTTGGACATTAAAAATAAATTTTTATTATTTTTCAATAGCACCGGCGACGGTCCAGGTAAGGAAACGTCAATTTTAATGGACCGAATTATTGAACAGGCCAAAAATATGGGAATTAAATTAAAGAAAATAATTAATAAAAAAGAGCACCAGCGCGAGAATACCGAATGCGGTATATATTGTCTGTACTGTATTAGCGAGTTGGTCAGTGAGAATAAATCGCCAGACCATTTTATAACCAACCGAATAAGCGATAAGCAAATGGAGAATTTAAGATATAAATTCTTTAACAATCCAAATCTCGATACACACAAAGAGGACGAACACAAAGAGGACGAACACAAAGAGGACGAACACAAAGAGGACGAACACAAAGAGGATGAACACAAAGAGGACGAACACAAAGAGGATGAACACAAAGAGGATGACGACGACGATTATGAAAAAAATTAAGTTTAAAAGAATAATACATATTATATTATGGCATTGTTTAACGAGAATTCAAACAAACACCTCATATGGAATATGCTATTACAAAACGGCACATTTAATAAACTGACGAACGAACAAAAACCGCATATTACTAAAAAATTTGATGAAATAGTAGAGGAAATTAGTATATCCGAACCTCACGAGACTTTAGTAAATAAGAATAAGCAGCTCATATTAAAGGTGACAGAGGAAACAAACACATTATATAACTCAACCCCGAGAGATAAAACCCCACCCATTACGGCCGCCGAAATAATAAACAAGAGACGGGAGGAATTTACGGAGACTCTTAAAAGCAAACAGAGCGAGTTTGATATGTTTATGACCCACCCGACACCAAACGACATTGATTTCTCGGATAAGGTGGATCAACCAATCGGGAATAGTCTAGATACAATGATGTCGCAGGCAATGGCCAATAGAGAGATTGACCTAAACACTAATTTTCCAGCACCCAAGCCGCCTAAGACAACACAACCATCAACTAATAACTTTGTAACAAACCTCGTTATTGGGGACTCAATTGATATTTCGTCCGCCCCGATAAAGGTAGAACCCCGTGAAAATGTTTTAATCGCGTCTCTGGTTGAACGATTGACCACATTGGAAGAAACACAAAAAAATATGATTGAACAATTAAACACAATATATACTCATATTATGGATAGTAGGGGCGCTGAATAAAAACACCACAATATACCAGTATTAAACATTGACATTAAATATCTCCCTGGCCTTACAAAAGACGTAGGTTTGGATGAGCTCGTGTGGACTGAGAAGGGTGTCAACAAATTCCTCATCAAATTCCGCAACCCAATGCCGTTTTACAAATGCGAGAATATCCGGCATTATCACACAGAAACCGAGACACCCCTTAGTATTAAACCATTTATTTGCCAACATATTACCAATACTATTGGACCTATAAAAGTGTTCAAATAGCAGTTCATCAATTTCGTCTGGTGTATTCTTACTATTTGGTGCTTTTAAATCAGCGATTATTTTTTTGATTTCGTTCTCAATAAAATAATCATTCACTTTTTCAGAATCGAACGCCATATATTTTACCTCACATAAATTTATCGTCTAGTTTAAAATGCTTAATGAGATAATAAAATACGATGCTAGCTATGAGCCATATGAGCATCGACTTAAGTATTGGCATAACGATACCATCTGAGTGTTTAAGGTAATAGCCCATACCACCACAGCTTATAAATAAAAGAATAAGCGAATATGTGGTGCTGATTGTAAATTGTGATATGAACTTATTTGTCTTTCCACTTTCTTTCATAAAATAAATGGTCGGTATTAACGATATAGGAAATGACCACCATATTGCGCCCAATAACGGGTCCATATAGGTGCCTATGTAACTTATGCTCGCGGTTATCAATCCGCCGAGTACAAAATTTTGAAAAAGATCATATAGTAACGATGACATATATATATATATATGTGGTTATAATTATACCAGCTTTTCAAAAATGAAGGAGGTTTTATTTCCATCGTTGGTAACCACAATGTCGCCTACGTGGATGGGAACACCATCATTATAACTGTCCAAATCATACACCATGTTGTTCTCGGGATTAATGGCATACGTAATACCATCGCCCGGATTTTTCCACGTCTTTGCCCTCCATTTTTTAGTAGTTTTATTTTGTTCGGCGAGCGTGTCGTTCTCTTCTTCGCCAATTCCAGGAACATAGGCAAATTTATTAGACTCAACCTGTCCAAATGTGAAACACTGTAATTGTTCGGCATCATCCTTACTGGAATGGATGATACAATCGATTGACGCCTCCTTCACCGCCTTTAATAACTTATTTGTAAGTTCCTTTTTCATATTGGATATTTCATATAACGCCTCGTCGCTGGTCAATATATTACTGGGATTAATTCTGCTCTTATCCTTCAATCTTAATTCAACTGCGTCGTCGTTTTCAATCTGTTCTTTGGTGAATTCCATCAGGTATACGAACACTTTCACCGTCTGTAACTCTTTGGGTAAATTCTGGTGGCTACAAATACGCCTGGCTCTGCCAATAACCTGTTGTATACGAACGGGGTGCCAATATGGTTCGGTTACATGGACAAATCTGACATTTTTAAGAGAAATTCCTTCGGCACCCGACGCAGTAATCATAAGCGTCTTAATTATTTCACCCAACATATTATTTTCAGACATATTTCTGAGCTCCTTAGAGAGTTCCGGGCTTAAGAGTTCCCAGTCCCCATTGAAGACATTGCGGATTATCTCTTTCTCTTCCGAGGTTTCTGTACCAGTATACAGAGCAAATTTAGGCTTGTCCATATCCTCAGGCATTATGTCAATCTTCCACGAACCCGATACGTTTTTAAGTTTAAATTGAGCAAAGCCATTTGCCTCTAATACGAGCTTGAATATACCAATACCTTCAAGTGTTCTGAACTGCGTATATAGTAAATGTAGACCTTGGAACTTCTCATCCTGTATATTTTCAAGAATATTGAGAAATTTTGGACTATACACTTCTAGGGCCTCAGGTGTGAGATATTTTTCCTTCTCCTCCTTTAATTTGGCGAGCGCCTGGTCTATTCTCTCCTGATACGATGTATTGTCGGTAACGACTCCGTTCAAGTCGTCGTATTCATAGGTTCCCTCTACGTTATTTAGCATCTCTTCTTTTGATACCGCGTCCATTACGTCCTCACTATTATCCTCTTTCAATATCGCCGCTTCCAAATCATTGACATTATCTGGAAGTGGTCTTATTATGTTTGGTCGCGGGAAGACAAAATTACAGAACGCTCGCGAAAATATGCGATATGTGGACGATGAATCTTCGAATAGCCCCGACGACATTTGTTTTTTCTGTTTTTTTGCGTTTTGCGATTCTGTTTTTCTCTCGCTGGCACGCGACTCCTCGTAAATAGTAAATTGGAAGCTGCTCATTGGAATTTTAATGACTTCCAAGTCAACAGTTTCATTGTATCTGGGCATCAGACTCTCCATATCCCTAAAATATGACGTTAGTCCCAAGACACGCCTCTTAAAAAGGTTCATATTCTTAACATCATTCGTGGTTTCGTCAACAAACGCCTTCTTAAATTCTACTAGAGTATCTGGCAACGCCTTGTATGATTCTGATTTTATATCGGTCGGTTTGAGTTTAAAGCCGTTTTTAGCCAATAATCCGGTAATTTTAGCTACGAACTCCTCGTCGGTCAATTCGCCACGCTCTCCAAGATGAACACCCTTATAATCATCCTTTTGGACTTTGTTTACAAAACCAAATGGATTTCTGGTTATAATTAGCGTTGTAGAAGTCGGTTTATAATCGATATAATCCAACATATTACCACCGTATGTCTTGCTGGTGAATATTTTCTCAAAGAACTTCTTGTCTACGCGTTTGTCGTTTTTAATCGTCAATTTGAACGACCACGACTTAATCTTACCTCGCAGAATATTGAATAAAATCGCAATCTCATTTGGCTTGTTGATAATCGGTGTTCCCGACAGAAGAACCATTTTGGCGTTATGCGCATTCATCAAATACTCATACATTTTGCCCGAGAGCGTGTCTTCCCTCCCCATTTTATTCACGATTCTACCTATAAAATTATGCGCCTCATCAATGACTACTACGGCATTATCAAATGGGTTAATAGTATAATTATTTGTCATTTTTCGCAAGGATTCGTTGCGCAATCCGTTATAGTTTATGAACTTATACTTATTGTCAATCATTTTATTCAGCTGTTTATCGAGGCTCGTTTTTTGAACAGCGCTAAGCGTGTCAAAGTTTGATGGTTTAGTAACGTTCATTAACCAAGCCCCTTTCTCTTTATTAATAAAGTCTACGGATATTGATAGGGCTTGAGACAAAGCATTGATGGTGTCCTTCTTAGCTTCACCCATCTCACCAATTGATATAAATTCCCACCATTGATTCTTTTTATACATATCGTCGCCACATTTTTTTAGCTCCTCTTTGTAATTCATACTTAACGATGCGGGAGTCATTATAATCACCTGACGACTACTTTTAAGACCTTCGGCGACCGCAATCGACGAACACGTTTTACCTGACCCGAGACCGTGATACAACAACACCCCGCGGTATGGTGTGTATTGGGAGATATAATCTCTGACTAGTTGCTGGTGAGACATGAGCTTGAATCCATCGCCGTCAGTTTTATCGCATGATGCGTTCTTCTTGTCGCGCGCAATATCTAATTTATATTTGTTGAAAATGCCTGTTACAAAATTTACAAATATTTGTCTATTATTAAGGTAGTAAGAAGACGCCTTTATTTTGTTAACCTGTGGTTTAGGACCAATGCGGTTTCCAATAGTCTCGTTTTCAATTTCCACCGAGGCAAAAGGTCCTGCGTTAGCTATACCCTGAGGTGGCTTTGTTTTTCTCTGGACAATTTTCGGAGCAACTGTCGGATCATCGGATTTTAATTTGAGTTTAACGTTGATTTTTTTCGGTTTTTTTGTAACACTAATTGGTGGGGCATCCGGCCCAGCATCCGCCTCAGCATCCGCCTCAGCATCCGGCCCAGCATCCGCCTCAGCATCCGCCTCAGCATCCGGCTCAGCATCCGCCTCAGCATCCGCCTCAGCATCCGCCTCAGCATCCGCCTCAGCATCCGCCTCAGCATCCGGTTTCACTTCAGGCGTTACTCTATTTCGTTTATCAATGTTTCGCCGCTGAGCTTTAATCTTTTT